GGTTTGCACTCAGCCCAGCCTTCTGTTTTGGGGTTGACGATGTACCACGGCAGACCGCTGGCTTCACATGCCATCAGATCCGGTTCGCTTGGTTGCGGCAGCGTTGCCGGATGCGAGTGGAACACAGCGACGATTTCGCCTTCATCTTCTGCCGCCGCATAATCCTCGGGGTCAAGGATGAACTGATCAATGCCAGAGCTGAGGTTGCGGCACGGTTTGTAGTGTTCACGCCCTTTAATGACGACCACCAAACCACAGGCTTCACGTGGGTCTTCCGCTTTGGCGTGTTCCAGTGCAGCAGTGCGCCAAGTCATGTGTAATACGTGCCAATGCCAGGGAAAGAGCCGAACGGCAGTTCAGCGTTTTCTCCGAAATGATTTTTGCAATCGTCAAGCGTTTTGGCGCATGTTGGCAACGGACCGGTGTAGCTGCACTCAGTTGATTTGTACACCCATTGGCAGATATTGGCGATGCACTGCCGTTTTGGTGCCCTTACTCCAGCCAAGTCAAATGATGCAGCAAGCTCAAACTCAACAAGGTCGCGGGTCTCGATGACTTTACGATCTATGTAGTAAATCTCACGCGGAAATTCAGCCGTCGGATCTGGTGTGCCAAAAGGATTGACGTTGCCCGGGAAATTTACCGCATCGAGATAACGCGCCAAGGTGCGGATACGTGTAACTTTTGCACCCTCCAAGCCGCTAGGTAAGGTCAACAGCAACGCGCTAATTGTGCTGAGGATATTGCTGATGCGAATCTTGGGGCGTGGCAGTTGCCCGTTGCCGTTGTATTCAAAACCTTCAGCCTCTAAAGGAAGCTGTAAATACGCATTGCCGTTCCAAGTCAGCGTGGTGTTATTTGCATTGACGCCAGCATGAAAACGCAGCAGATCATTCGTACCATGCTGTTCGGTGTTTAGCTGCAGCTCAAACAGCTCAATAATTGCGCCGGGTGCTGCCTCTTGTAATGCGGCGTGAGGTACGGTCATGGCTCAAACACCTGCCGGAATGTGGCGGCAATGCGGACAATGCCCGGCGCTGTCAGCTGCCGGCTCCATTCATCGCACACCCATTTGTAGGTGCTGGCATCATCTGGTGGTGACCAGTTGAATGATGCGCTGTCCGCTGCTCTGGCATCAAAGAACGCCTCAAATGCATCAGCGTGAGCAGTGGTCAGGTTGACCCATGCCAGGCTCCAAACCTTGGGATTCTGGTTCAGGCCGAAGGTGATGCGCTGCTCGTAGCCGTCGCCAAACTGCGTCCGGCGTGTCTTGGGTGCTGACCGCTTCTCTGCGCCGAAGTCCGGGCAGACGGGGTAGCCGATTGTTGATTCGTTGAAGGTAGCCATCAGGTTGCGAGCAGCCCACCAGGCCGTTTCTGCTTCACCAACTCTGCCTGCACTGCAGCACCGATCACCCGACCGAGCTGACTGGCCTGTTGGCTGTCGCCTTGTGCGGTGGTGCCGCTGGCGTCCACGTTGACGGTGACATTGGTGCCACCGGTGTTTGGCAGGACGGTGCCGGATCGGCCGGGGATGAACAGCTCAGGGCCACGCTCACCGATCAGGTAAGGGGTGCCCATGCGTACCGGGCCACCGTTGGCACGAGCGCCACCAACTGCCAGGCCAGGGATCGGCGTGGCTAGGGCACCAAGACCAGACAGCGGACTGATCGCACTGGTAGCAGGAGACAACAGGCTGCTGATGGCGTTCTTGAACGGCTGAATCGCGTAGATCTGCAGCAGCTCTCTGGCGATGTCCTGTAGTGCGCTGACGACCGTCTGCCGCAGCGTGTCGCCCCAGTTCTGCGCGCCGGTGATCAGCCCATCAAACGCCGATGCCATGGTGTCGCCCAGGGTGTTGGCGATGCTCTCAGTGATGGCGCTCACCTCCCGCTGTTTCTCAGCGAGCAGCTCAACGCCATCCAGCTGCCGCTGCATTTCGTCAAACGCAGCCTGAGCCACCTGGCGGTCAATCTCCCGCAGCTGTAGTCGCTGCTGCTCTTGGCTGATGATCTCCAGGTTCTTGCGTTGCTCTGCATCTTTCAGCTGACTGATCTGCCGCTGGCGATCCTCGAAGTCAAACGCCACCTGTAGCCGTTGGCGCTCGATCTCAGATGCGGCATTCAGCAGGATGGCCTGACGCGACATTGATCGGCCAAGCTGCTCACCTTGCTCGCGGGAACGCTTGAGCTCATCATCGGCCTTCTTCTTAGCTGCATCTGCCGCGGCCTTGGCGCTACCGGCGCGGCCGCCACCGGTGGTGCCGCCGCCGTCAAGGGTTGCAGTTGGCAGCACCGGCTGAGCTGTAGGAGTGATCGAAACTGACGGCTTGATCTGCCCCGTGCGGTAGCCGTAAGACTCGATCAAGTCGCGGAAGCGTTCGTTTGTCAGCCGTTGAACCAGCGCCGAATCGATCGCCTGACCGCTGCGGCCAAACTGCCCTCCACCACGTCCTGCCCGCAGTCGAGCAATTTCCAACGCTTCGCGCTGCGCCTGCTGGTACAGCTGGTTGCGCTGTTGTGCACCTATGCCGAACTGCTGGAGCCGAGCCCCTGCAGACAGGCTCTCGTTGATTGATTGGAGAACGCCCTGTGCCTGTCTGAGGATTCCCTGCAACGCAGGGCCAAGCACCTGATCCAACTGCCTGGCAACGTTGCCAATGCCGTTCAGCAACATGGTGAACTGACGGCTGACAGTGCTGCCCAGCTTCTCCGCTGCATCAGCCGCCTGGCCTGACTTCATCGTCTGGTTGTCTAGGTTGCTGTTGAACTTGACCAAACCATCGTTTGTAATCGGCAGGATTGTAGAGACTGCCTCAACACTGCCGAACAGCGTTGTCATCGCCGTGGTGCTGCCTTTCGTCTTGGTGGCAACTTCCTCCAGTACCCCAGCGAATCCTTTGGAACGCAACGCTGTCTCGTTGAAATCAATCCCAAGCTGCGCCGCAAGTTTCTGCGCCTCAGAGGATGGCTTAAGGATTGACGAGATCGCTTGCCGCAGGCCAGCGAAGGTTGACTCAACAGGCACGCCGGTAGCCGTGACCGTTGCGATGGCCGCATTCAGTTCGCCGATTGACACACCTGCTGCTGCAGCAATCGGCGCGATGTTGCCAATCTGCTGCGCATATTGATTGACGACGATCTTGCCATCATTCTGAGTCTGAATGAAGCCATCAATCAGCTTGGCCGCATTGTCAGCAGAAAGCCCGTAGGCATTCATCACCGACGTGGCAGCATCTGCCACTGTGTTGATGTCTGACAGGCCGCCAACTGCGCCATCCAAAGCAGCATCCAGAATCTTGGCGTTGTCGCTGGCATTGCTGAATCCAGCCGATGCAACGTCATAGGCCGCGGCCATCAGCTCGGTCTGACTGGCGAGGCCACCGCTTGCGGTTGACACGCGCAACAGTTCAACCTGTAGATCCTTGACGTTGACGCCCAAGCTGTTGACCTTCTGAGCGGCCAACTGAGCCTGGTTAAACCCTTCGAACCATTTGGCGACCACCACGCCGGCCGATAACGGGCCGAGCACTGCAGTGATCGAAGAACTTAGGCCACGCATAGCAACACCGAGGCCTTGCGCAGCCGCTCCGGTGGCCTTTGCTTGACGGCTCACACCTTTGAGCCCGTCCTCAAGCTGCTTAACCTGCGGCAGCCCGCCCACTTGGGCCTTGATCTTCAGGACGGCATCCATGTTCATCGCCATCACCCAGCCCTCCCAGTAGTCGCTGGCTGCGCCTTGGCAAACAGCTGCAGTGCGTGAGCTTCCATGATCTGCAGGTTCTCCAAGGCCTCACGCCTGTTCTTCACATCGTAGAGATCCATCAACGAGAACAGCACCCCATAATCCAGCCCGCAGCGGCCACCGACACCGACGCGCCACTGCGTTGACATCAGCATGAACAGCATCACGGCCTCCTCATGCTCGGGCCAGATCACCACCTCAGCCGGCTGCCTTACGTGCTCTGGCAGGTAGGACTCATCCAGCCCATAGCGGGCCAACTGCTGCTCGAGGTTTGCATTCGCGCCGTCGCCACCGCGGAACCAGTAATCGACGACGCCTGTCAGTTTCCCTTCTTCGCGGCCTCCAGCGACTGCTGCCACTGCTTGACGATCTGCCCGGCTACGGTCGGCACCTGCAGCAGCTGATCCAGTGCTCGATCGCTGAACGGCACCTCGTCGCCCTCGTCGTCGATCACATCAGCCCAGCCGACCAGCACCTCCTTCGCGGCGCTGATGTCGTCGATCTCCTGCTGGTCAGGATCAGCTAGCCCCATGCTCTGCAGCCGCACCGTCCGCCGGATCTCTTCAATCCGCGACTGGTTCAGCCATGCGAAAACACCGGTGAAGGACTCCGTGGCACGCTTGCCGCCATCAGCCGGCAGCGTGATCTTCAGGGGCCAGCTGTAGGGCTCCTTCTGCTTCAGGACCAGGGCCATAGATCAGGTGAACGCGAGGGTGAAGTCGTCGTTGCCGGCTTGCGTCGGCATCAGACGGAACGGCAGGGTGATGTGGGTGACGCGATCCGACTCCACATAGGTGGGCGAATCGAAGGCCGCCTGATCAGCGGTGAACGTGATGATGTTGCCGGCTGTCGTGCCGTGTGTCCAGGTGATCGTGTCTTCAGTCTGTGCGCTCACCGCAGCGATGAAGTCCTTGGTGGCGAAGGCAGGCAGCTCAATGGTCATGCTGCCGGTGGTGCGTCGATCCACCAAGCGCACCTGACGGCTGCAGCCGGCCTTCTGCTC